CGCCTTCGGCCCGTTCGGCAATGCGCTGGCAAAGCTCCGGCGGAATATCCAGGGCGGCTGCTTTCATGGCGTAAAGGCCGACTTCCGCAGGACTTATCGGGCCAAACTCAACCTCATGGGCAACCCGGCTCCAGACCCTGCGCCTTTCGGAAAGCAGCCCGAAAATGGCCTCCTCTCCGATCAGGATGATCGGGGCCCCGGTCATTTCAAGGATATCGCGCAGGTCTTCAATGCGTCCGATGGCAAGACGGTCGGCCTCATCCACAAAAATGGGCTTGCGCTCGCGCTCCAAAAGGTCAACAATGGCCTGTTTGCAACGGTCGGCATTCAGTCTTGGCAAATCGCCATTTTTGCCGCGAACCTCGAAAAGAACCCGTTGCAGGAAAGCGGCCTGCCGCCAACCCTCCCAGACGCGGATGTAAGCGCCGCCACGCTGGTAGTGATACTGGTCGGCAGCCACGGACTTGCCTCGCCCGGCCTGTCCATGCGCCAAAATAAAGCCGCTTGTCCCACGGCCCGCGTCAATGACAGCGTCAACAGCCTCGTTGAAGCGGGTCGTGGCTTCTGTTGGAATGATTACGTCTCGCATATATCCCCCTATGCTGTGGCGGCTTGCTGGGTCTGGCGGAAGCGCATCAGCTCCAGCAGGCCGTCATATTTTTGTTTGAAATTTCTTTGAAATTGCGGGGTGGCCTCGAAGGCTTCCATAAATGCCTTGTCCTCCGGCACAAGCTCCGCGCCTTTTTCATGCATGGCCTTGAAAAGATAGTCGTACCGGGCCGGCTCATCCGCGAAGCGTTTGGTCATTGACGGCTCGTAGCCGCTTGATTCCTGTTCATTCCTGGCCTGTTCCTTGGCGGCTTCGATTGCGGCTTTTTCCTCGGCGGACAAAGCGCGGCTCGTCTTTTCGGGAAGCGGCCTCGTCTTGAATGTTGTGGCCAGCTGCCTTTGCTGGGTCTCCGGAATAATGATTGATTCTACAATTTGCTTGATTCCCGCTTTGCCCTCGCGACTAGGGTAGCGATTAAATTGGCACAAACTGTTGCGAGGGCCGGGCGCGTCAAAGCATTGCGCCACAAGGGTTTGCAGAATTTTAGTGCCAATTCGAGCGCAAATTCAAATTGTCTTTTTTAATCCTTTTCTAGCAGCTTTTTGCGCTTTTATTGGCACTAAATTATCAAAAAAATATCACCTTGAAATCCAAAAGGAGAGTCACTTATGGCTGAGTGCAATTCAAGCAATACGTTTTCTGGGGCGAGAAAGAAAACTGGGGCTGCGCAAGGACAGCCCCAAGGTGGATATTTTATTGGTACAGTAGGGCCTGATCTACTATTATTGTCTGGTCGGAATCAAGTTCGGTTAGATAGGTCTCGTCATTGCAAAGATACCATCGCCAAGGAAGCGCCACAATCGGTAAAGAAGTAAGGTATTCGACAACCTTTGGATCTCCAAAATAATGGATTTCGTCTGGCTCCGTTTGCCAAGCAATTATGGTTGTGGTATCCGGGGCCATTTTTGACGCTTCTTCAAGCGCCTGGGCGCAACCGTCCTTTGTCTCGCAATGACATGCGTGAATTAAAACCACATTTATATTGGCTCCCTGCCACTTAAAAAATGCCATTTTATGTCTGCCAATCATGTTTCCTCCTTATTATTTATCCTTCAATATTCCCTCCCGCACCAGATAACCTGGCCGATTATTCTGAAGGCATCTCCTTCCTGCTCCCCAACGGGGATTTCAACAGGCGGGTAGGCGGGATTGGTGCTTTTGAGGATAATCCTGTCTGGCAGGGCATCAATCCTCTTTAAATAGATAGCGTCCTGAAAGCCTACGGCAAATATAGGTCCAGGGCGCACATTTCGTTTGCTTTGATCCAGAAGCACGACATCGTTATTCATAATTTCTGGCTGCATACTATCCCCCCCTACACGCATGAGAACCATTTCTTTAGGGTTTCCTTTTCTCCGCAAAAAATCAGAACGAAACGCATAGGATCTTTCGGTGTCCCCGCTAGTTTCAAGACTACCAGTACCTGCCGATAAACGAGCCTCGACCATCGGAACCATGATTAGGTCAACATCACATTGCTCGTTTGTTATTTCTCCCGTTTTCAACAACATGGACTCGTTTGGGATTGTGGAGTGTATTTTTTGTTTGATGGCCTCAGGAGATGGTTCCAGATCGTTGTTTTTTTCTTGAGTGACTGATCCGCGCCCGAAAATAAGCCATTCGGATGAAATATTGAGCTTGTCGCAAATTGCGACTATAGCCGATAAGTCGACTTTGTGTTTGCCTTGCTCGTACCTATATAATGATTGTGGGTGTATTCCAAGCTGGCTTGCAAACATTTCTCTGGATGTACCACCACGTAGCGATTTTATCCTTTCTCCGATTGTCATCATAGGAAACACTTTCTATTCAAAACTGTTTCCTTTAATCATCTAATCAGCTTGCCCGGAACCAATTAGAATTATTGAAGTAAACTATTTTGAATATTTTTTTAACTGTTTCGTAAAAAATGTTGATCTTTTAGTCCGAATTGTATAAAAAGAGTCTTACGGGCTTGTTGTGAACAAAATTGAATAAAAATTTTTGTTTACAACTTAACAATTACCTTATCGAGTGGTCAATGCCGCAAGTTTAGGGGGATGCCTGGGCATAAAAGTTCAACACAAAAAATAAATGCAGAATTTTGTATAAATACTACAGGAGATGTCTATGGCGTCAGGATTAAACGGAAGCAGGATAACTCGTGCGATTTGTGGGGAAAGACGTTGTTTTTATAGCTTTCGAATTCACGAGGCATTAGCGAGGGCTGGAACAAGCGCCACGGGACTTGCCAGGGAATTGGGTGTCTCGCAACAGGCCGTTAGCAGCGTCCTTATGGGCAAAAGTCATAGTGAGCGGATTTTGAATGCTTTTAGAAAGCTTGGAGTTCCAGAAAAATTTTTATTTGATCCGCGTAGAGAGAAGGTTGAGGAGTAGGCGAAAATATGATTTCCCCGACGCTGCTTTCTACAAGACAAGTTATGGAATTTTTAAACGTTCAAAAGAAGGCAGTTCACGAACGCGCAGCAAGAGAGGGCTGGGAATCCCTACCGCGGAAAGGTAGGGGGGGCGGAAAACTTTGGGCAGTTTCATCTATGCCAGAAGCTACTCGGGATTTATTAGTGAACGGCGCTATGCATTGTAGAATACAGACCTCCGAAATTTGCGAAAGAATTGGCACTGATTTTTGCGCAAATGGCCTAAATGAGCCGATTTTACAGCAAAATGGCCCTGAAAACGCCGAAATTTACACCAGTTTGGCATTTCGCAATGCATCACAACGCGACAAGGACATTGCCACCGCCCGACTGCTGTTTGTCCAGGAAGTCGCCCGGCTTTCGAAAATTGGCGGCCGCGAGAAGGCAATCCAACATATTTGCGCGGGTTCCACGCTCGGAACGCTTGCCGAACCCCTTGCTTCCAACGTCAAGACCGCGCTCGCGAAAGAAGGCGGCGAAATTTCCCGCCGCACGCTGTATCGCTGGATCAAGCTTTACAAAGCAAAGTCCGTTGACGGCCTGCTTCCGCGATGGGGAAAGGAGAAATCGACGCCTGACTGGTTTGACGATTTCCTTGCCCATTACCAGAAGCCGCAAAACCCGACCGTCCAGATGGCCTACGCCCAGTTTGTCAGCGATTTCGGCCCCAATGCTCCGTCTATCCATGCCGTGCGGCGCCTGCTTGCCAAAATGAGCGAAATCGAAAAGTCCAACGGCCGGCTTACGGGCAATTCGCTCCTGAAACTTCGGCCCTACAAGCGGCGCGACACTTCCGAGCTGTGGCCAACAGACGTTTACACGGCAGACGGCACAACTCTTGACGCCGAAATGATTCACCCCCTGCACGGCCAGCCCTGCAAGTCGGAAATTACCGCCATCCTTGACGTGGCCACGCGCAGATGCGTCGGTTTTTCAATGAGTTTCGCGGAATCTTCCCTTGGCGTTCTGGACGCCCTGCGTTCGGCCTGTCTTTTTGGCGGCGTGCCCGCGCTCTTTTATTCGGATAATGGCCCGGGCTACATCAGTAAAATTTTGAAAGACGACCGCACGGGCATATTCCAGCGTCTTGGCATTACCGGAACCAATTCAATTCCCGGGCGCCCCCAGGGCAAGGGCCTCATGGAGCGCGCGGTAAGGACATTATGGGTTCGCGCCGCCCAGGGACTTGCGAGCTATACAGGCTCAATGATGGACGAAGACGCCGCCCACAAGAATTTCAAGACTTCCCGCAAGGCCATAAAGGAAGGCAAAAGGTCAACCCTGCCTCTCTGGCACGAGGCGCGGGCGCAGCTTCTGGCCCGGATAGACGAATATAACAATACCCCGCATTCGGGCCTGCCGCGCTATCGCGACCAGGAAGGCCGCTTTGTCCATTATTCGCCCAATGAGTACTGGGCAAGCTTTGCAAAGCGTGGTTTCCGGGAAGTGAAGATTCCCGCCGGCATGGAGAACGAACTCTTCATGATTGGCGAAACGCGCATGGTTCGAAACGGCTATGTGCGCCTTTTTGGCGGAATGTATTTCGATAACGAGCTTTCCTTCTGGCATGGGCGGGAAATCGAGGTTCGCTATTCCATATCGGACCTGAAAAAAGTGGGCTGCTTTGATGGCGACGGCCGCTTTATCTGTTCGGCGGAACTGGATGCCAACTCGATACCGTATTTCCCCAAAAACATGATCGAAATCGCGAAGGAAAAACGCGAGAAAGCGCAGCTGAAAAGGCTTGAACACAAGGCGCAAAGACTTGTGCCCGGCGCGGAAATATCGCTTCCGGAAAATCCGCAAAAGTTCACGGATTTTATCGAGATTCTCGAAGATCCGGCCGAAGAGGCCCGCGCCATCGAGGAGATAAAACAGGCTCTTGATGCCAGCGAGCCTGCAAAAGAGGAAGTGAGGCGGCCAGTCATTTTTGAGACCAGACTCAAAAGATACTGCTGGCTGATGACTCACAGGGACAATCGCATTGAGGGAGACGAGGAGTTCATATCCGAGTTCAGAAAAAGCGAGGATTACGCGGATATGAAGGACTGGCTTGAAATTCAGGGAATGGCATAGGTGTTTTGGGAGGAAACATGAAAAAGGCATTTGTGAGGACTGAAAACTACGCGCGTTTCACGGCCGGAATAAAGGCAGTTGAGCAGCGCGGAGCAAGGGAAGCCGGCATGATGCTGGTTCATGGCCAGCCGGGTTTCGGCAAGAGCCATATCGTATCGGCCTGGGCAGCCGAATCTGGCGCGATATTTCTTCGGGCCAACAAGCACTGGAGCTGCCGGGATTTTCTGGTGGAGCTTTGCCGGGAGCTGAATGTCGATTGCACCGGCGTTTCGCGCCAATTGTTCGAGCGCGCGCTCTCCATCCTGGTCGAGCGGCAATGTCCGCTGATAATCGACGAGGCGGAATTTACCCTGAAGGACGGCGCGGCCGTGCTGGAAAAAGTACGCGACTTCTCCGACCGCGCCGAAATGACCGTTGTCCTTATCGGCATGGAGGCAATCCAGCGTTCAATCAGCCGTTTCAAGCAGATTTCAAGCCGCATTGCCCAGGTTGTGGAGTTCAGGCCCTGTTCCGCCCAGGACGTTGCCCTTGCCTGCAAACAGCTTTGCGAGTTCGAGCTTGCGCCGGATTTGTGCGCCGAGGTTTTGCGGATGTCAGGAGGCCGGATGCGGGAAATCCTGAATATTCTCGCCAATATCGAGCGTCTTGCAAGAGAAAACAAGTTGTCCGGCCCCCTTGGCGCGGAACATTTCGAGGGCATTGCCCTTTCCCACGACTGGCAGAGCCGGACAGAGAAAAAAGTCCGGAAGGCGAGCTGACATGGCCGCAATAACGAGGCCGCATCTTGTGCTTGAGCTTCTGCAAAGAGAGGGCCCGTTGTTCACGAGGCAAATCGCGGCAAAGCTTGGCCTGAGTTCGGACTGGATTCGGCAAGTCTGCGCCTGCCTGAGAGAGCAAGACTTGATTGCCAGCGTCGAGGGCCTGCACGGTCTCACGAAAAACGGCCTCGCGGCCATAGCCTCCGGCAAGTTCCCTTGCCGTGAATACGACGCGAAAAAGGGCACGCTTCGCCAGAAAGCCTGGAACGTCATGCGCATGAAGGACATGTTCTCGGTTTCGGATATCCTGGAAACGGTCTGCGACGGAAGCGAGAAAAACGCCGAAGGCAATATCCGGCAATACTGCAAGGCTCTCCACCGCGCCGGAATCCTGAAAATCACGCAAAGGACAAAATCATATTTCCTGCCAAAGGGCCAGGGCCCCCTTTGCCCGGCCTATAACAGAGCGGGAAATTATGTTCTTGACCGCAATACGGGCGAGATTTTTAGGCTGGGGGAAAAACGATGACCTGGCAACAGATACTGGATGACGCGGTTGCAGGAAGCTCGGTAACGGCCGTGGCGGCAAAGCTTGGCGTATCAAGATCGAGCGTCTCGCTTCTCCTCTCCGGCAAATATCCGGGCAATACGGAGCGCATGGCCGCAAGAATAATCGAGACATACGGACAGCTGAAGCAATGTCCGCTCTACGGGAAAGTCAACGACGCCTTTTGCGCGGAAAGGCAGGCCGCGCCCATGCCGACTTCAAGCCCCTGGGCGTTGCGCCGCTGGCGCGAATGCAGAAATTGCGCAAAAAATACATAAAGGAGAATGAAAAATGTTGAGCGACGAACTGAAAGGCATCCGGGAATCCCTTGGTGAGCTTCTTGGCAAACTGAAACCGGCTGATGCCGAATACTTGCGCCAGATCAGGCGCAACCTGGACGCTGCCGCCGATCAGGCAAGCGCCATGGAAAACAACCTTTGCGTAATGGAGGCAAAATAATGGCCAGAATCAAGCCCGAACCCGTAATTGTGGCAGATTTGACAGACGCCGGCAGAAGCCTTGGCGAAATTGGCGCGCTTGACCGCGAGATTGCCCTTATAGAGGCTGGCATGCAGGAAAAGATCGACGATGCTAAAGCGGAAGCGGCAAAACTGGCAAAGCCGCTTCAGGATCGCAAAAAGGCTCTTTCCGACGCTGTTGGCGCATTCGCCATCCTGAACCGGCAGGACCTGTTCAAAAAGAGCAAGAGCCTTGATCTTGGCTTCGGGGTGATCGGCTTTCGCCTTTCAACAAGCATTGGCCAGGTTCGCGGCGTAACTGTCGAGATGACTCTGGAGAAGATGAAGGAACTCAAGCTTACGGAAGGCATCCGGATAAAGGAATCCGTGGACAAGGACGCCTGCGGCTCCTGGCCCGACGAGCGCCTTGAGCTTGTGGGCCTGAAGCGCCAGCAAAAGGACGCCTTTTATTACGAGATAAAGACGGACACGATTCCGGAGAATGCGTGATGGCAAAAATCATCAGGCTTGGGGGCGCGCTTGCGCCTGCCGTCCAGCATCCGGATTGCGGCAATTGCGCCCATTTTTACAAAAGGCAGGCTTTCCCGCCCGAATGTCGCGAGTGCCGCTGGTTTCCGTATGCGAAGGGCAATCTGAAAAACAATTTCGTGTTCACGGCAGTCAGGCTAGGGCGCCCTGACCCGGAAAGGGCGTGAAAAAGGAGGGGCGGCAATGGCCAGCAATTACCGAAAAGGGTTAATAGCCAGCATTCATATTGCCCGGAAGGATCTTGGCCTTGATGACGAAACATACCGGGAACTCCTGTTTAATGTAACCGGCGAGGTGTCTTCCGCCAAATGCGGCGTGAAGCAGCTTTGCGCCATGCTTGGGGAACTGCGCAAAAAAGGATGGAAGCCAAAGCCGCCTGCGGAAGATCCGCTCGTTCCCTTGCGCAAAAAAATCCGCGCGCAATGCCATGCGCTTGACGCGCCCATGGAATACGCGGATGCGATAATTTCGCGGCAGACAAGGGGGCTTGCCGACCTCAAAACCGCGACCAGGGAGCAGCTAAGGGCCTGCGTTTCGGCCCTGGCCGTTCGGCAAAGGCGCATGGCGGAGGCAAACGATGGATAGCGATTCCGCCGTATTGTCCGGCATGAGCCTTGAGCTGCTCCCTCCCACAATCCGGGAGCTGATCGAGGCAGTGGGGCTGAACCCCGCAATGGCCCTTGTCGAGCATTTCGGGGGTCTTACCCTGAATGTGCCCTTGGGCGACACAAAGGTCGGGCAGGCGGTTCTGGACAATCTGGCCACGAAAATCGGCGATGAGGCGGCAAGCCTGATTGCCGCGAGATACGGCGGCACAAGGCTTTATATTCCGAACTGCAAGCAGAGCCTGAAGCGTGCCAGGGACGCAAGGATGCTGGAAGACAAAAAGGCCATGCGGGGCGCAAGCGAAAAAGAGATTGTCCGCACGCTTGCCCGCCGTTATAATCTTTCGGATCGCTATGTCTGGAGGATTTTGCGGATGCCGGGGGTTCCGCCGGCAAAAAACAGGGGAGCGCAGGCGCTTCTTCCGGGCATGCAAGCTGAAACAGCAAAAGGATGTTGAGATGACAAAGACGGAATTTATTGAAAAGACACTGGCCGAAGCCAGAGGCACGGAACACGCGATTACCCGCGTGGATGCCGAAAGAGTCTGGGACGCGGCCTGCAAAATTATCCGCGCTGAACTTCTGGCCGGCGGCGAAATCGCCATGCAGGGCGTCGGCAAGCTGAAAGTGAAGGAAACGGCACCCAGAACCGGGCGCAACCCGAGAACCGGAGAGGAGATTCATCTTCCGGCCGGCAAGAAGGTTGTCTTTGTTCCCGGCAAGGATTTCAAGGAGGAAATGAAAATTTAGTGCCAATTCGGGCGCAAAAAGTTGCCTTGTTGAAACTTTGCCCCCTTTCCCGATCCCGTCCAGAAGTCATTATGGGCGGGATTTTTTATTACAAGGAGGCAATTATGGCGCTTCGACCGTGGGTGAAGAAATACCCGAAATTCATGTATCATGCCATGCCGGTGTTTATCGCCCCGTTTGTGTTTTGCATGGTTGTCACTGCCCTTGTCGGGGCGATAGTGGACGGCTCCCTTATTTTTGCCAGGCAATGCCGCGCTATTTATACATGGTTGCGAGATGATCTCCATGAAAACAGGGAAGAACTGAAAAAAGAGTTCGAAGCAGAATCCGGTGCCAATTCGGGCGCAAAAAATTGCTGAACCTTATTGAATTTGCACTTTTTTGCATATTTTTCCAGACAAGAAAGTCTGCGCAAACTTGCAAACTTAATGTGAACGATTTTGTAATCGCGCCGCGCTGAACTTTTGCCCCCTTTCCTTGCGCCTCTCTGCCGCTATAAGCGGCAGAAGGGCATTTCAATTTAAAGGAGGCAAAGATGAACGTCATCCATACGCAAAAAATTGTCGAATTTCTGCGCGGGCCATACGCGGAAGGGCCACAGCAGCTTGTGGGCTACATTCCCTGCAACCTCACAACTGGCGGAACCGCCAATTACAAGGGCGGCGCCAATCCTTCCCGCTACATTCCGATGGGCATATCCGGCGTAACAATCGCAACCGGCATCGACCTTGGCCAGCAGTCCGCAAAGGTTATGGGCAAGGTGGGCATTCCGGCTCTCAATTTTGTCGTTTTCCTTCCCTATCTCGGCAAGCGCAAAAAGGACGCCGTTATGGCGCTTCACGAACAGCCCCTCAAAATCTCCAAAGCCGAAGCGGACATTCTGGATAACGCCATGACCGGCCACTATCTAGAGCTTACCGCCAAACGCTATGACCGGGACGCGGGCGCGGGCTCTTTCGGAACGCTTCCCTGGCAGGCCCAGGCCGTAATTCATTCCATATTGTTCCAGCGCGGCACGGGTTCGCCCAAAAACTTCCCGAATACCTGGAAGGCGCTTGTAAAACGCGACTGGAAGGACGCCTCCGGGAGGTTCTGCAACAAACTGCTCTGGAATGGCTACCACAACAGGCGCAACCGCGAAGGCCAGCTCTTGCGGGAGTTGCTTTGAGAGGTAATTTGCCGTGAATGACATCAACTGGATCAGATCCCTGGACAGCAATTTCGCCGATCTTGAGCAATGGTTCGCGGGAAAGCTTTTTCTTGGAACCTGCGTAAGCGCGGCCTGCGGAATGCTCGGTATCGACCTGCTTCTGTTCTATTTTCTGGTTGGCGCGCTGACAACCGAAAGCATTGTCCGCGCAATCCTCTCCTGCCGGCGCAACCGCGGTCTCTGCCGGGGCCTCCAGCGCGGCATCACGCGCTATATCTGCTACGGAGCCTTTCTTTTCATGGCCATTTCCCTCCAGGTGGCCTTCAAAAGAAGCCTTGGCCTTGCAATCCCGGTGGCCGACATTTTCATGTGCTACCTGATTATCACGGATTGCTCCAGCATCCTTGGTCATCTGCACGCCCTGGGCGTCCCCATCCCCAGGGGCCTGCGCTTCATGATCGTGGGCGGAAAAAAGAGGATCGAAAACAGGATTGAAGCGATAACGCACTCTGACGACAATCAACGGGGCAAGAATCATGGCGCATAGTTCAAAGAAAAAGAGCGACGCAAGATCTGCCTATATTTTCGACAATATGCCGCTTACCCAGATTGCGGCAATTCATGATGTTTCGCTTGCTACCTTGCGCGCCTGGAAGAAAAAGGCCGAAGCGGCAGGCGACGACTGGGACAAACTGCGCGCGGCCAACCTGCTGGCAGGCGAAGGCATGGAAGCCGTAGCCCGCCAGACGCTTTCGGAATATGTAGTCCAGCACAGGGCGGTCATGGCCGAAGTTCTGGCGGCCACGGACATGACGGCGCAGCAGAAAACGGATGCTCTGGCTTCCCTTGGCGATTCCTTCAACAAGATGGTTTCGGCCAGCAAGCGCGTTTTGCCCATGTCGGACGAGCTGGCCATAGCCTTGCGTGTAATCCAGCTGCTGACAGAATTTGTGAAGCGCGAATTTCCGCAGCATGTCAACGTGCTGCTTGAAATTCTGGAGCCCTTCACAGAAGAGGTCGTGGCAAAGCTGGGAGCGAAGCATGGCGCTTAAGGCCGAAGCCTTCCGGGCGGAGATTTTCGCCCTTTCCGAATCCCTGCGCCGTTCCATCGAGGCCGACTGCGCGGCATTTCCCACAGACCCGACGGCAGGCAAAAAGAGGGCTTCCCGCGTCCAGACAGATTTCCCTTTCTTTCGCAAAACATATTTCCCCCATTATGTTAAAAGAAAGGACGGAACCACAACGGGCGATTCCGTTTTGCACCTCTGGCTTGACGAAACACTCCCTTCTCTTGTGGATCGGCCCGAAGGCGTCAAGCTTGCCTGTGCTGCGCCGCGCGGCGAAGCCAAGACAACCTTTGTTGACGTGTTTTTTCTTCTGTGGTGCCTGGTTACAAACCGCAAACGCTACATCCTGATTATTGCCGATGCCTTCGAGCAGGCGGCAAGTTTCCTTGAGGCCGTCAAGGTCGAGCTGGAATCGAACCCGCGCCTCATGAGCGATTTTCCCGCTCATTGCGGTCAGGGCCGCGTCTGGAACGTGGGCACGGCCATAACGGCCCAAAATGTCAAAATCCAGGCCTTTGGCGCCGGCAAGCGCCTGCGCGGCCTCAGGCACGGCCCGCACAGGCCGGATCTGGCGCTCCTTGACGACCTTGAAAATGACGAGAATGTAAGAAGTCCGGATCAGCGCGACAAGCTGGAAGCCTGGCTCATGCGCACGGTTCTCTCTCTTGGCCCGGCTGACGATTCAATGGACATTGTCTATATCGGCACTGTCCTGCATTACGATTCCGTGCTTGCGCGAGTCCTCAAAAAACCGCAGTGGCAGGGCAGAACGTTCCGCGCCGTTATCCGCATGCCGGACAATATGTTTTTGTGGGACGAGTGGGAGGCCATTTATAAAACGCCTCCCAACGGCCCGGAAGATGCGCTCAAGTTTTACAAAAAGCACAAAAAGCTGATGGATGCGGGCGCAAAGGTATCCTGGCCGGATTTTCGGCCCCTCTACACGCTCATGCAAAAGCGCGCCGAAGATCGCGCGGCCTTTGACGCCGAACAGCAGAACGATCCGCTTGCGGCCGACTCCTCACCTTTCGCAAATGTCATAAATTACTGGCAGGAACTGCCGCAGCCTCTTTTGTGTTTCGGGGCTTGCGATCCTTCCCTTGGCAAGGCTGGAGCCGGCCGCGATCCGTCGGCAATTCTGATAGGAGGCTTGTGCCGCAAGACAATGGGGCTTTACGTTCTGGAAGCCAGGATAAGAAAACGCCATCCCGACCGCATAATCCAGGACATTATCGCCCTGCAAAGAAGATATAATTGCCTTGCCTGGGCGGTCGAAACAGTCCAGTTCCAGGAATTTTTCGCGGAAGTCCTTGTGCGGGAAGCGGCGAAACAGGGCATTCCCCTGCCGGTTCGGCCAATAAAAAACGTTTCGGACAAGATGCTCCGGATTGAGACCTTGCAGCCTTATTTTGCGCAAAAAAGAATCTTCATCCATCCTGATCAGCACGAGCTTGCCGATCAGCTGCGCCATTTTCCGATGGCGGATCATGACGACGGGCCGGACGCGCTCGAAATGCTCTGGCGGATTGCAAGCGGATCTTTTGTTTCGCTTTCCGAAGCCTTTATAAGGACGCCCAGACAGCGTTTTGGCGGATTTTTCGACACTGATTTTGATGATGATGAAGGGAGTTGGGTTTAGCGGGGGGCCGCGCCCTTTTCCGCTTTGGCAAAGCGATCCAAACCTTTTCGCAGGGGGGCCGTTCCGGGGGCTTACAG